GTTCGGCACGATGGTCGCGGACTCGGCGTAAGCCGCAGCGGCGGCAGCGGCCGACTCACGCGGGAGTTCGATGATGTTCGAAGTCACGGGGATGACCGTCACTTCGGGCATCTGGCGCATGACGATCGCGGAGGTCAGAGCCAGCACGAACTCGTTGGAAAGGAACTGGATCGGCGTGACGCCGCCGGCCGAGGTGACCGAACCCAGAGCCGAGGTTCCCTCGCCGAGCGCCTTGATGGCGTACTCGCCGAGCTTGCTCGAACCCTGCGTCTTGATGGCCGTCTCTTCCAGCACGTAGGCATATGCCTGCACGCTGGTCGGCATGGTGAACTTGTTCGCCGGAGCGTCGTCGTCATCGTCCTTGGTCGCCGCGCTGTTCCAAGGGATGAGTTCAGACGTGGCCTGCGAAAGGTCGCGCTCGACTTCGGCACCCTTCCACGAGCCGCGCTGGAGAGCGCGGATCGCACGGGTGACGCTCGGGCGCACCGGACGGTTGAAGTTAATCATCGCGCCGCCTGGAGCCGGGACCCCTGGACGGTCGGCGGGGTTGACGCCAGCCGATCCCTGAAGAGACTTGATGGCGCCGATGAGGGCGGTGGCCTGTTCGGCCGTCATCTGGCTGCCGGCGGCTTCTGCGACAGCGGCGGCACCGCCGTCGGCCTGGCAGATGCCAAGATCGCCAGCGAAGCCCTGGAAGGCGGGGAGATAGGGGCGATAGACCGCGAACGGGACGGGCACCTCGCCCGAGAAACGCTCGACGGGAATTCGGTTACGCACGGTTGCTGCCTCCTGGAATCAGAAGACCCGCCGGTTTGGCGGGTCCCGATGAATGGATGCGGCGTGGCTCAGCCGAGATTTACCCTCGGGAGAACGTCGGCCAGGAGTTCGCGGACGGCTGCAAGTTGTTCGGGCGTCGCCGGTTCCACGTCGTTGCCAGCCTTCACGGCTGACGCGGGCGTAGGCTTGGGATCGGCCGACTTGTCGCCGCCTGCTGTGGTGGATGCGCAGTCGAGGCCCAGCACGGCAGCGATGCCGTCGTGGGCCGCCTGGAGCACGCCAGAGTCAGACGAGCTGTTGCGCTTGCCTTCTTTGGTCGCGGCGTCGAGCGAGAGCCACGCCGTCGTGGCAAGGCTCAGTTGTTCGATGATGGTCTCGGCCATGTCTTCGGGGGTGCCGACTTCGGCGATCTCGGCCGCGATATATTCCTGGCCGAGCGTGATCATCGCCTTGATGCGGTCCTGCTGAGCCGGGTCATCCTCGTTGCCGAGGTTGTAGGTCAGGCTCGCGATGGCATAGGCCATCGTGCTCGCGTCTTCTGCGGCCTCCGAGGCCTTGAACGCTTCACGCACGGCCGGCTGATCGGGGTTGGCGGGGTTCGGCACGAGCGACCATTCGACCCACGGCCAGGAGCGGATGGCGCCGGTCTTGGCGTCCACGTCCACGAGGTGATCGACGGATCCGCTGGACATGAAGAGCTTGCCCGCGTCGACGAGCTCCTTGATCTCGCCCCAGTATTCGTTGCTCTTGTCGAGCTGCGCCTGGAGCCAGTGGCCCTTCTCATCGTCGCGGCCGCCGATCTCGCGGCCGACGACGGACGCCTTGAGCGCCTTATCGAAGCCGTGCCGAAACAGGCCCGGGCGGCCGCCATCGGGGAACCAGTCGAGGCAGAAGTCGGTAACGTCCTTGACGAACATCGTGCCCGTCAGATCACGTCCGCCGGCCGGGCCACCCCACGGCAGGATGAGCCCTTCGATCGTGTCGTCTGAGCCGTCTACAAACTTGACCGCGACAGGCGCGGCCGGAGTCTTGAGCTTCATGTCTCTCCTATGGCCTCACGGCCTTGAGGCGGTCGGCAAGCCACTGGTTCGCCTACTTCGCGTGGAGCACGGGATCAGGGTCATGGATGATCTCGCCGAAGTCCTGGATCACGAGATAGGGCATGTATTCGCCTGTGCCCTTATCGTGGAAGGTCGTGAGGGCCAGTCCGAGTGGCCACAGGACGGCCTCGTTGACGTGATAGAGCAGGCCGCTCTCGCGCAGTTCACGAGGGTCCAGTTTTGGCAGTGCGGCGAGCGCTTCGATCTGCTCCTGCAAGGTGGCCGGGATTACATCCATTGCGCTCCTATCGGCCGCGGAGGCCAGGGAAGCCCTCGGCGCCGTCGGCGATCTGGGCGGGGGAATAGCGGCGCGTGATGCCGACGCCGAGCAGGCTCGTCACCGTCGGCCCCGGGTCGAAGCCCAGAACCTCTAGAGTCGGCACCGGCCGGCTGGGATCGGCGATATAGGCGCGGACTGCCGGCAGCTTGTACAGTCCGCGGAGTTCGCGGACGGTATCAGCTGCAATCGGGCCCGCTGTCGGGTCGGCGGTGTCGGCCGCCGGATCGCCGACCATCTCGCCCTCGTCTTCGGAGACTTCCGGTTCCGTGGTCGTCGGGGGCGCCACGTCGAGCGGATCCGGGGCAAGCCGGGTGGAGATGTAGGCTTCGTCGCCCTTGGGGAAGTCGGGACCGATGCGGAATGCCCGGCGGTATTCGTTCGGCGTGCGGACGCCCTTCTCCAACTCTTGCAAGGCGATCTGCTTGCGCTGCTCGAGCGGCGCCTGCAGGGCTTCGATCTCGGAGTAGTCGGCGCGGACGCGGATTGTTCGCTTGCTGACCGGAACCGGGTTGAAGTCCGGCACGAGCCACGAGTTGATACCGTCTGTGACCCAATCGAGTTCTTGGATCATCGAGCGGGCGAAGATGCGCTCGGCATCCCGAACGTTGCCGTAGACGGTGTTCTTGTCATCGTCGCCGGCCAGGACGAGCGGCACGCCCTGAGCCGCGCAGATCGTCATGCGGCTTACCTTGCGGCTGGCGATCCAGTCGGCATCCCGGGGAAGCAGCGAGAGGATCTTCGGCTCGATACCGGCGGGCATCATTACGGCTTTGCGCGCGTTCTTCGGACCCTTCAGTTGGCGGATCGTCCGGCGGATCAGGCTTTCGTCCTGGTCCGTGACCTCCGACTCCTTCGGGATTTGCCAGTACATCGACGGCACGCCGTCGTTCGCGAGAACCGCGGCGTTCCACTCGGCCGCCATGCGGTTGACGCTGATCTCGAACCGCGAGCCCGAGAGGGGAGACAGGCCGTGCGTCTGGTCTTGCAGGTTGACCGTGCGGAAGGGCACGACGTTGCGCGACTCGATCTCTTCGGGCAGCGTCCCGGTGCCTTGCGGGCGGTAGTTGTATTTGTCGATCCACACTCGGCCCATGACCGGAGCGAGGTCCACCGAGCGCAGCCAGTAGATTTCCTGAGGCGCGCCGCCGAGCTTGCCACGCACCTTTTTCCAATGGCTCTCGCCCCACACCGCGCGGGCCGCGATCGTCCAAGCCTTGAGGTCGGCGCCCGACATATTCACGGGGTTCACATCGTCCAGCAACGCCTGCAAGTCCTGAGCCGCGCCGTCGGTCGTATCCACTGCGGGGAGCCATGTCCGCACGGCGGCCCGCGTCGGCTGGCCCGGCAGGCTGATCGCGGGCGCCGTAATCATCGAGTCGACCACGAGCGGCACGGACTGCGCGAAGGACGCCTTGATGCTGACGCAGCGATAGACCCAAGCCTCATCCGCGGGCGCCTTCGCGAAGTCGCTGACACTGCCGTATTGGCCAGGGGCATTACGGTCGATGCCCATGACGGCGTACCACTGGCCCGACATGTCCTTGACCGACCGGAGGCCGGCCATTGCAGTCTCGAAGTTGAACGGCATGGTCAGTCCTCGGGCAGGGATCGCTGGCAGCGATAGCAGAAGTCGTCATCCCCGACGGCGCCCACGTCGGAATCCAGAACAGGGACCGGGCAGGCGCAAGCTAGAAGGTCAAACCTAGACCGCCCTTGCGGCGTTGTCGGCCGGCCGCCAGAGCTTGCATTCGAGCTTCCCAGGACAGGACCGCGGCCACCGCGGCGTCGATCTTTGCCGGCGAGTTCGGCCGCTCCTTGGCGATTACCCATAGCTGGTGGCCGTCCTCGTCTCGTGCGTTGACTAGGCGTCGGCAGGCATTGCCGATGTGCTCGGTAAGGCGCTCGTCTGCCGAGTGGCTGAGTTCGCCATTGGCAATCGCGCTTGTGTAGTTGCGGACCCACTCGGCCATCTGCCGCTCGCGGTAGGTCCAGGCTTCGACGATCCGATCCTCGCCGTATTTGGCGATCCATTCGGAGAGTTGCGTCTCCCACTTCGGCGGGTCGGCGTAGAGGAACCGCACGTCGTAGCGCTCGAACATGTCTTCGATTGCGACGATGACCTTTTCCCGCGGAATGCGGCCGTCTTCGGGATACCAGATGCCGAGCGGCCATTGGTGACCGGATGCGATCTCTGTCGCCACGAGCGCCGTGCAGTCGTCCGTTCGTGAGCCGTCGAAGCCCGCCACGATCGATGCGCCGCGAGACCGCTTCTTCGGGTTCTTCTCTGCGACAACGAGCGGCGTTGCGAGCGTCTTCCACTTCTCAACGTCGAACGCGCGGGCTGTCGCGCGAACCGGCATGTTCAGCCAGGTCTGCACGAGATACGTCTTGTCCGCGTCCGGGTCGTCCCATTGGCTGACGATGCCGGGAATGTCGGACCACTCGGCCGTGATGCCCGACGCTTCCTCGACGGCAGCGGTCAGACCCTCGCGCGTTTCAAGGTTGTGTTTCTCCGATGCCTGGCGGTGGTAGTAGTACAGCCGCGAGTCGCGAACCTCGCCCGCCTTGACCTTGCGGGCGTAGTCGTGGGTTCCTTCCGCCACGGAGCCTTCGCCAGGCCGGTACATCGTGGAGGTTTCAAGTGCCCACGGATCCGCGAGCGGGCGCTTGAGCAGGTTCGCGAGCATGACCTTATGCGTCTCGCGTTGCCGCGGGAGCGTCATGCGGTGGGTTTCATCGAAGCCCTGGAACGTTGTCCGCGCGCCGTCGCGCGAGTCCGGCGCAGTCGCGAGACTTACGGCTTTTCCGGCCCCGTCGAGGCGCATGATCCGCGATAGGCCGAAGTCGAAGTCGTTCGACCATGCGCAGTTGTCATGGCTCAGGATCGCGAGCAGCGCGCCATAAGCCAGCTCGTCGCTCTGCTCTTCGGTATAGGCCACGAGCGGGATGTATGGGTCCGTCACCGGCCGGCCTACCGGTTCCCATATTCCGCCCACCTTGTGGAACCCGTCGCAGCGGACCGGCGCCTCGGGATGAAGTTCTACCGCCGCGATCCACGCCAGAAGTTCGGTCTTGCGGGTGCCCTTGCGGAGCGAGATCGCGCATCTCTGGAACCGGCGCTTGCCCTCGCGCGGGCTGCCCTTCGGGTGGACT